CCGCAATGACGATCAACACAACGCACAGCACGTGGTGCAGCGAAGGGTCACCGCATTCCCGCGCTTCGACATGCGCCCGGACTGCGGCAAGGAGCGCGAAGCCGATCAAGAGCACGAAGATCTCCAACATGGCTTCCTCCCTGTGGGTGTGGGTGTTGGGTCAGTGGGCCGGGCGGGAGTCGAACCCGCCTTCGCCTTCCGGCCCGTAGCACGACAAAGCGGCGAGCCCCCGAAGGGGCCCGCCGCTCATCGCGCANTCTCGTGGTGGGTAACCTGGTGTCCGGGACTATTNGGCAGCCGTCCCCGGGAGTGCCCACCAGCGCTCTCCCTGGCCACCCGCTCTCCCGCTGTACCTGCCGGTTTCTCGGGTCTCCAGCCGATGCTGGGACTTGCCTCCCGGGCGGTGTCACCCGGGAACCGGGAATCGAACCCGAGCCGCAGAGGGCGCCCAAGCGAGCGGCTCCGCGGTGGGCCAGGGGGACGTGGGCGGGCGCGGTATGGCCTGGCGTCTCTCTCCTCCCCCTGTAGCCGGGGTTCCGACCCGAGGGGCTCCGGGAGCCCAGTCGGGCCGTCCAGCCGACGCTACCCGACAATATACTGGGTTTCCCCGACCTTGTCAAGGGGCGCCATGACCATGGGACTTGCGATACAAGGAAACGCTGATGTAGCTTGGGGTTATCTGGGGCGCGTGTGCGGTGATACCTGGACAGGATCAGGCGGTCGAGTGGATGACATGAGCGNCCACCAGCGGGGCACATGGGGGCCCGATCCGCGGCGGCCACGGTGCCCGCGGTGCGGGGCGAAGGTGTCCCTCGTGGTGGCGTACCGCGCCCGCAGCGCGCGGGTCGAGGGCGGGCCGCTGGTACTGTCTGCACCGTGCAGCTACCACGTGCGCGGGCGCGGCGCATGTCGTCAGCCGGTGGTCGTCGTGCTGGAGCGCGCACACGCGCGCTATGCGTTCCCGCCGTCGTGGGAGGCGATGCAGGGGCTCGGCGTCGAAGAGATCCTCGCGCGCTGGGCCCCTGAGCGCATTTGGGCCAGGGAGGCGGGGCTGTGAGTGCGCGGCCTTACAAAGGCTACCTCGGGCCGCGGGTCCTCTCGCGCGATGCGCCGCTGCGCAGCGACCGGGAGCAGCTCCTGAGGGAGGCGCTGGCGTACACCGGCGGGGACTTGCACCGTGCGGCGGCGCTGGTCGGTATCGACCGGCGCTTGGCCGAGCGCATGATCGCCGAGAACCCCGAGCTGGAGGAAGCGCTGGAGGAGGCGAGGGCGCTTGTGCGCTCACGCCTCGCCTCGGTGCTGCGGCCGTGGGAGGAGCTGGCGCCGAAGGCGCAAGAGGTGCTGGAGGCGGCGCTCATGGCCGTGAAGAAAGACGGCACGCCGGACTGGAAGCACCGCCTGGAGGCGGCCCGGGAGATCCTGGACCGCGCGCTGGGGAGGCCGGTTGCCCGGGTCGAGGCGGTAGAGGAAGCGGCGGGGCCGGTGCTCGATCCTGAGCTTGCCCAGCAGGCGATGGTCGTCTCGATCGTGCGCCGCCTCTCCGCGGTCGAGGCGGTCGCATGGGTCCGCGCGAACCCGGACGAGGCGGAGAGGCTGTTCGCGGCGTTCGCGACGCTCATGGGCGAGATCGCGGCGCGCGGCGAGCAGGTCCTGGAGGGCGCGGGCGAACCACCAAACCGTACTCAATCATAGTTCAACTACGAAAAAAGCGTAGTTCAACTACGAGTACGTCATAGTCATCGTTCAACAACGTCAGGGCGGTGCCCGGCGTCTCCTGGACGGCGTCATGGCTTGCGCGTAGTTGGCGCGCGCTGTATTATGGGGTTGGCTGATCCAGCTCGGGGGGATTCCTCGGTACGCGGCAGCCCGGGACCGGTGGACGGTTGACAGACGGTGGCGCCGGTCCTGTATGCCCTACCACGGGGCTCCGGTGCCCAGGGCAGCCCCAGTGCGAAAGCGGGAGGGGGTAGCGCACCGGCGGCGCGACACCCAAGGCGTCGACAAGCGGCCCGCAACCGCGCCCGGAGGTGTCCCGAGGCGCGGGCCCGACGAAGCGACGGCCGGCTCCATACCGGGGGTTGGTTTCCGCGGAGGGCGTGCCGGACGGCAGGCGTGCCGGACGGCACTCGCACTGACCCTGCGATGGGTGCGCGTTGATCGCGCGCCCCGTGGGGCTGGGCGTGCTATGCCCTCCTCGCTCAAGCCTCTCCACCCGGGGGTTGCTGTTCACCGGGGACGTTGGGATGCCCGGTGATAGGAACGATGGTGGTGGGGCGGGGAGGGGAAGACCGCGGGAAGAAAAGAAAGCGAGTGCGACGCGGTGCGAAGCGACTGGCACGAGTGGGGCGCAAGCGCGGTGTGTGACGGCGGGTGCGACCCGAACCCGGGCGGGCGGATGTTCTGGTCCGTCGCCGTCATCGACTCGGTCGGCGACGTGATCGACTCGCACCGCGGCGAGCCGCCCGCGGACTACGACGGACCCAGAACGAACAACGTCGCCGAGTACCTGGCCGCGACCCTCGCCGCGAAGATCCTCGCAGAGTACGACGGCCCGCGGCGCATCCTGACCGACTCGGCCGTCGTCCTGAGCGGCGTGAGATCCCGGCGGAGCCCCACGCCTCACCTCCATGCGCTCCTCGTCGACCTGCTCCGGCTCCTCGACGCGCACCGTATCGCGGTCGAGTGGACGCCCCGCGCGCTGCCGGTTGCGCTGCTCGGCCACTGAACGGGACCGCACCCGACCGGCCGCATACCCGCCCACGCATCTCGCGTCGCGGCAACGCCTTCCACCACACCCGGGGCCAGGTGCCAGGGCCACGGCCAACTCTCGTATGGGGCCACTCGGAAACAAAATTTTGACGGCGCGATTTACGACGCCTACCCGTCACGCTCTCTTGATTGTCGGACGATTTTGTCTCATCTGTTTGTGCGCGACCCTCTTCAACAGATTCACTCGCGTCCACACCTAGGAGGCGATCATGCAAGAGTGTGCGGCTATGCCCCAACCGTCCAACATGGTCCTCATCGATCTCGATGCATATGACAGCGACGTGCGCGCGCTGATCGCGGCCGCGATCAAGAGGGCGGGCGGCGACCGATCCGGCTGGCCCCAGGAGCTGACCGACGATCTCATCGCCCTCGTCGGGGCGGCGCAAGCGCTTGCCAGACAACGCCTCGGCGCCCCTTGCTCGGTAGCTCCCGCCGCCGTATAGTGTACTCAGCTGCGGGCAGAGATCCGGGGCTGGGTGTCGTTCGCGTTGCCCCGGCGGGCAGGGTAGCCCCGGATCTCTCCCTGTGGGCCCTCCCGCCGGGGCGCGCACGGCACTCTCCCTCGTGGCGCAACTCGCCCTCTTCGCCCTCGCCTACGTCTTCGTCGCCGCCATGGTCTACGAAGCACTGGAAGAGGCGGTGGGCCGGTGGGCTGCGCTGGCCGCAGGTGTGCTCTGGTTGCTCGTGGTCCTGCTCTACCCGCTCTTCTACGCGCTCGCCGCCGTGGCCCACCTCGGCCGCCTGGCCTGGGCCGAGTGGCAGGAGAGGCGCGGGAAGTAGCGTAACAACTCCTAGTTTGTGACCAGGTAGGCTGGTAGCCCCGCCCGGGCCGCCAGCCTTTTTCTCATCCACGGGCCCGGGAGCAAGAATGCAAGATGGCTTCGAGATGATCGGGACCGCCGTCGAGGATGGCGCGCGAGTGACGACGCGCCAGGCACGACGCCGCCGCGAACGAGAGGCCGCAAGGCGCGCGGAGCGGATGAACACGTTCGTCGAGACGTTCGGCTCCGTACTGGTGGAGATTCTCAGGCCGATCCTTCAGACGATCGCGGCGGAGGTGAGGCGGCGTACGGGACTCGGGCCGCCGCGCGCGGAGCTGTCGTTCGACTACGACCCGTCTGTTGACGTGTTCGGGATAGACATCGCGCTCGTCATTGGGACCGAGCGCGAGGACCGCGTAATCAGCCGCGCCGAGATCGCGGGTGAGCTACTGATCGCCGACGACGGCGCATCGGGCCAGGCGTTCGCCGGCGCGATCAGAGAGGCGACGACCAAGCTCTNGGACAGCGCGCTTGCCCTGGCTTCCCGCCGCGCCTCGCCGCTCTACGCCGAGTACGACCCGGATGCGGGGTTCTGAGCCCATGTCCATGCCCTTGCTCTTCCCGCCCGACCTCCTCGACGCCTTCCTCGCCGAGTATGAGCGAGCCTCGAAGGACCCGCTCAACTACGGGCCGGCGCCGCACGTCTTCCAGGAGATGCTCCACACAAGTCCGTCGAAGCTCACNGTCCTGGTCGCGGCGAACCGGCTTGGCAAGAGCTGGGCGGGAATGCGAGAGGTCCTTTGGCGGGCCACGATGACCCACCCGTACCGGGAGCCGAAGCCGATCAACATGGTCTGGTGCGGCTTCCCCTCCTTCGCTTTCTTCCGCGAGACGACCGGCCCGCACTTCTTCTCGCTCATGCCTCGCGACCGGCTCATCCAGTTCAACCAGAGCGAGTTCTGGGCGAAGGTCCGGCGTGCGGACGGCGGCGAATGCACGATCTTCTTCAAGCCGTACGAGCAGGGCCGCGACAAATGGCAGGGCGCGGGCGTCGATCTCCTCTGGCTCGACGAGGAGCCGCCCGAGGACATCTACCGTGAGGGGCTCGCTCGCGTGATCGACCGAGACGGCGACGTGATCCTAACCTTCACGCCCGTCTCCGGCATGGGGTGGATCTACGACCGGATCTATCTCCCGGGCGTGGCCGAGCTGTCGAAGCCACTCGAAGAGCGCAAGATCAACATCATCCAGGCCGGGCTCGCAACGCGAGACCCCTCTCGCGAGTTCGAGGTTGGAGACCCACTCGTCCCACACCTCACCCGAGACCAGATCGTCCGTCTTGCCGCCGGAATTCCAGACCCCGACGAGCGTGCGATCAGGATCTTCGGCGAGTTCCGGGCCCGAAGCGGACTCGTCTACAAGCAGTTCCGCCCCGAGGTCCACCTCGTCCCCGCTTTCCCCGTACCCCCTCATTGGGAGGTCTGGGCCGGCCTCGACCCTGGCTATCACGGCTTCGCGGTCGTCTTCTTCGCCATGGGCCCGAGCGGGCGCGTCTACGTCGTGGACGAATACTTCTCCCAGGNAGAGCCGCTCGGCACCCGGCTCCAGGCGATTTGGACGAAGGCGAGGTCGATCCTTGCCGCCCGGGGCCCGAACGTCGCCGACGAACACCTCACGGTCTACGTCGACACCGAAGATCCGCAGATGGTCACGGAGGCGAACGTCTGGGCGGCCGAGCGCGGCCTTCCCCTCGCGTTCGCGAACCTGGAGCAGGGCAGGAAAGCCCGCCTTGCCGGGATCATGCGTGTGCAGGAGTTGATGACGCCAAGGCCCGAGCGGCCGACCCCGCCCGAAGTGCGGCGTCCGCGGCCCGAAGGAGGCGAGCCGCTCCTCTACGTCTTCGACTCCCTCGCCTCTCGCTGGCGGGACGGCGAGGACGTGATCGATGGATGTCGCCTGGTCTGGGAGATCGGCCGTTACCTCTGGAAGAGGCCACCAAAGAGCCGTCCTGGCGCACCGCCGCCCGATGATGCGGACGATGCGAGCGCAGGCGGCGCCCACGCCCTCTCGGCGCTCCGTTACGGCATCATGGCTCGCCTTGCGGCGCCCGAGCCGCTACCGGAGCCTGACCCGGCCGATGCTGCAGGCCCCGACGCCTGGGTATGGCAGCAGATCCGGGAGATCGCCGAGGAGGAAGAGACGGTCTGGTCGCTGGAGGACACATGAAGAGCACCTTCTACATCCAGTTCATCGACGACGACGGCAGCGACGCCGAGCTTTTCATCGAGGCGCCGAACGAAGACGTCGCGCGCAGGGCGATCGGACCCCGAAGGATCGAGCGCATCGTCGACCTGGGGACGACAGGGCTCGTCACGCGGATGGACGAGTCGGCCCTGCACCAGATGGCGAGCCGCATCGTTGAGGAGGACGTATGGCGTACCTGAACGCGGACGTACCACGATTCCAGTGCCTGGTCCGCCGCGAGTACCTCTACAACCTGGAGGCGCATCACGGCGAGGTCGAGCCCGTCGTCGTCTTCGGCCTCGCCTCGCGCCCTGGCTANGCGCTCGGTTTCCATGTGATGACCAGCTCGGGCGCGCTCATCTGGCGGCTCCCCATCTCGGCGCTCATAACGAAGGAAGACGCCCCGAACCTCCCGCTCGATTATCTCCAGCTCTGGGATGCGATGTCGGCCGACGTGAGCGTCCACGAGTTCGCGTGGCTCTCGGGTGCGCGGGTCCAGGTGCTGCTCAAGGACCGGAAGTGGTATCCAGGCCGCTACCGCTTCACGGTCGACTGGACGGGAAGTCCCGAGGCCGACAATCCGGGCGACATCGGCCACAAATGCGCGCACCTGATCGAGCTGGACTGCGGTTGCTTCGCGCTCCAGCCGAACAACCGCATTCTCTGGGCTTCGCCCTCGTTCGTCTCTCGGCCGTTCGCGGAGCGGCCTGACTACAAGACGAACACACATGTCTGGAGATGCGAGACCGCGCGCCGCTGGGCGACCGAAGAGAGTGACCGGATGTTCTACGACACCACGGAGGAGGAATGACCGAGGTCGTACTCTTCGCACTCGGCGCCTTCGCCGGAGGCTTCACGGCCCGAAGGCTTTACCAGCGCGGCGCCGAGTATTGGGAGCGCAGGGCCAAGGAGCTGGAACAGCGCGAGCGAGACCTGCTCCGAACCGTCCTCGATCTGCGCCGCCAGGGTTACGAAGCGCCGCCACGCGACGAGGAGTGGCCGCCCTTCGTCATGGACGACGAGTACAACGCCCGGGTCGCCGAGGAGCGGGAGGCCGCGGGCGTGGCACACGATGAGTTGGTCCGGTTGGTGATCCCAGACTGAGGCTTGCTCGTAAGCGCTGACCTGTTACGTTAAAAAAAGAGGGCCCGGGGTTACGGTCAGCACCGCGCCCCGGCTGGCCCCGACCGGCGAAGACGCCGGGCCCCCGGGCCCCACCATGATCGAAGCCGCTAGGTAAGCTGCGCCTCTTCGTAGGCTGCGGCTTTTTTGTTTGGACCAGGGTGTAGATGGCCGTAGACCCGATTCGACTTCCTAACTCGGTGTCCGACGGCACGCTGCCGGAGTATCCGGACGGCGATGANCTGGNACCGGAACGCTACGCTGAGTACACCCGTGCGCTCTGGGACGAGCAGGAGGAGGCGCTTCGGCCGCTCCACCAGGTCTGGCTCCAGAACCTGCTCTTTCTCTCGGGCCGGCAATGGTGGAAGTACAACCCGGTCACGGGCACCTTCGGGCCGGCGCGTGTACCACCCTGGCGCAAGCAGCCGGTCTCGAATCTCTCGCTTGCGTTCTTCCGCACGTTCCTCGCCAAGGCGACGCGAGTCCGCCCCGCCTGGCAGGTTGTCCCCGCCTCGACCGACCCGGAAGACGTGAAGGCGGCCGAACTCGCCGACGACGTGCTCCAGGCGAAGTGGNTGGAACTCAAGCTCAGCCGCACGCTTCGCCAGGCNGTCGCATGGACGATCGCCACCGGCAACGCTTTCCTCTACCCCTACTGGAACAGCGACACCGGCAAGCTGGAGCCGCTCTACATCGAGCGCGAAATCCCGAAGTACGACGAGAACGGGATGATGATCGGCACCGAACTCGCCCTGGTCCCGGCCGACGAGAACGGTGACCCGATCCTCACCGCGGATGGAACCTACGACCTGAACGCGGAACCGGCGCTCGTTGACCGCGGCGACGTTGGCGTTCGCGTCTACAGCCCCTTCCAGGTCCGCGTCAACGCGGACGCGGAGACGGATGAAGACGTGACCGTCGTCATGATCGCCGAGGCGGTCACGCTCCGCGAGCTGTACGACACCTATCCGGAGCTTGCCGGAGAGATCATCGCCGAGGACACAAGCGAGCTGGAGGACTACGACCGGCTCTTCATGGCGATCACGGGCGGCGCCGACACCCATATCACGAGCGGCGCCGACACCCGAGACCGCGAGATCCCGAAGGCGCTCGTCATCCACTACCACGAGCGGCCGAGTCCGCGGTACCCGCGGGGCAGATACTGGGTTGTGGCGGGAAGGAACGCGCTCCTTGTCCCACCCGGGCCGCTGCCCGAAGGGGTTTGGCCGCCCGTCGTCCACCTGACGGACATCCCCTTCCCTGGTCGCTATTACGCCATGGCGACCATGGAGAGCATCGTTGGTCTCAACCGCGAGTACAACGAGATCAACGGCGCGATCGCCGAGCACCACGAACGCATGCTCAAGGGCAAGTGGATCGTGGAGAAGGGCACGGGCGTCAAGAAGGGGATGATTACGGACGCGCCGGCCGAGGTGATCCAGGTCAACACCGGCTTCATCAACGGGATCAAGCAGATCGACCTGAAACCGTTGCCGGAGGCGGTCTACCGCGAGCGCGATCGGGTGCTCAACGACTTCGAGCTGGTCTCTGGCATCCACAAGATCTCGATGGGTCGGCCGCCGCCGGGGGTGACCGCCGGGGTCGCGTTCCTCCAACTCCAGGAGGCGGACGATACCGATCTGGGGCCGTTCCTCGCGATGCTGGAGGAGTCGGTCGCACAGCTCGCCGGCGCGATCCTCCAGATCATCAAGGAGCGCTACGACGAGGAGCGCTTGATCCATGTCGTGGGCCCCGACCGGCGCTTCCTGGCGAGGAGCTTCAAGGGCGCCGACCTCGCCGGCGCGGTCGATGTCGTGCCGGTGGCCGAGTCCAGTTTCCCGTGGTCGAAGACGGCCCGTCAATCCATGCTCCTGGAGATGGCCGCGCGTCTTCCGGCTCTGTTCGTCGACCCGGAGACAGGCCAGTTCGATGCGGCACGCTTCGCCCGGCTGCTCCCGATCGGTGGGCTGGAGTCGCTCGCGGCGCATCAGGACCTCGACGTGCAGGAGGCGATGCGCGAAGAGGAAATGTTCGAGCACTACGGCATCGAATCGAACGAGCTGCCGCAGGTCGAGTTCTGGCAGGACCACGAGGTCCACTACCGCCAGCACACGCGAGTCTTGAAGAGCGCCCGCTTCCGCGACTGGCCGCCTGAAAACCAGGCGCTGTTCCTGGCCCATGTCCAGGAGCACGACCGCAGGCGCGCCATCGCACGGGCGACCGGAACCACGAGTCCCGCGGCCCAGGAGATGGCACAGGCGGCGGGCGCAGGACAAGCGGTTGGCTCCACTCCGAATCCGAATGCGCCGATCCCGGAGGTGATCGCCGAAATAACAGGCCTTAGGCCGCCCGCCGCGCCACGGGGCCGTGATGCGCCCGCACCGCCCCCGGGCGAGCCGGGTCCGCTCCATGGGATAGGCGACCCACTCGCCGAGGCGGGACGGGTCTTCCCCGGACCTGAGTGACCTGGGCCCTTGACTCCAACGGAGCTTAGGGCCTATATGAGAAATAGATGAGCTGCGCTGCCAGGTAGGCCGGGACACCCCCGATTTCGGGGCCCCGGCCGTTTTCATTCACGGGAGCCACACCATGCACGAGTTCGAAGGCCAGGACCTGCTCCCCACCGAGGTACTCGCGAAGCACCTCGGACCGGACACGAGCGGGTACGAGGCGAGCTTCCCTAGGCCGGCGGCCGAAGCCGAGTCGCCCGAGTCCGACTCCGAGGACACCCCGGAGGACCCCGACGCCGACGAGGCCGAGGACACTCCTTCCGGGCCCGAGGCGGAGGACACGGACACCGACGAGGACGAGGCTGGGGACGAAGAGCCGGAGGAAGGCGAGGAGGAAGCCGAGGACGAGGTCGAAGAGACCTCCGAGGAGAGAGAAGACGACGACTTCCTTCCGCCATTTGATCGCAAGGAGATCGAGAAGCATCCGGAACTCCGGAAGGCGTACAAGCACATGCGCGCCGCCTTCACCCGGAAGATGCAGGAACTCGGGGAGAAGGCGCGGCGGGCAGACTTCCTGGAGCGGGAGTTCATGGAGTTCCAGGCCCGGCTCCGGGACGACAAGGGCGCCGAGGAGTTCCTGGTCCAGGTCGCACTCGCGCGGCCGGAGGTCTTCGAGCGGGCCTACGAGCGAGCCGTGCGTCTCGCCGAGAACGAGGAGGAGCGCAACCTCTTCATCCGTGAGCAACAGCTCCGGCAAAAGGAGCGCGAGGCGGAACTCCGCCGCATGGAGATGGAGGCCCAGCGCATCCAGGCGCGGGCCCAGGAGATCACCGCCACGATCACGCGGCTCGGCAAAGCGGCGGGGCTCGTCGGTGACGATCTGGAGCTGGTCGAGCGGCTCGTCGTCGCCAAGATCAACGAAAACCGCGTGAAAACCGGCAAGGCCGACGTGACGGATGAGGAGATCCAGGAGGCGGTGGATACCGCACGACGCCTCCTCCAGCGGCGTGAAGGCACGCTCGCAAAGAAGCTCCAGAAGGAGCGCGACGCGAAGGTCAAGGCCCTCGCCGCGAAGGCGAAGGAGAAGCGACCTGCGCCGCCTAGGGCAACGAAGTCGCCCGGGGTAAAGCCGAAGAAGATCGGTCCTCCGCCTCCCGGCGTCGACCCGCTCGACCACGCGCTGGACTCGCTCCTCGGTCTCCACGAGGCGTAGACGAGACAGAACAGAAAGCCAGGTAGGCCGCAGCCCTTTGGGGCACGCGGCCTTTTTTCGTGAGGTAACGAGCGATGTCGCGTCAGGTCATCTACGATCGTGGAGGTCTAGCTTCCACCATCGACGGCATTCTGAAGGACGACTACGTCCTTCAGCAGATCATCGACGTAATCAACCGCTCGACGGTGCTGTTCAGCCGTCTGCGTACGCAGGCGACGACACACGGGCGGAAGTTCGTCTTCTCGGTCCAGCTCGGGACCAGCCAGGGCGTCGGTGCCCGGCCGGAGAACGTGCAGCTCCCGAACCCGGGGTTCGGGGAGTACGAGCAGGCCTACGGGAACGTCAAGTACCTCTACTCGACGCTCTACATCACCGGGCCTGCGATCGAGGCCACGCGCGGCAACCGCGCCGCGTTCGCCGATGCGCTCAAGCAGGCGCTCAAAGACGCGCGTGACGGGCTCAAGCTCGACATGCAGCGCCAGATCTGGGGCGACGGCAGCGGCTGCCTGGGCACGGTCGCGGAGGCGGTGTCCGGCTCGAACACGGTCCGCGTTACCAACCCCTATGGGCTCACCTACCACGCGAGCGAGCCGCCCACGCCCGAGCAGTCCGTCCGGCTCTTCAAGCGGCACATGAGCCTGTTCTTCGACGGTTCGACGCCGGTGGTCGCGAAGGTGACGGGGGTGAACCCCTCGGCGGGCACGATCACGCTCGACCAGAATGTCACGGTCGCCCAGGGCGTGAGGATCTACCGCGGCGACAGCGGCGCGTTGAACAACAAGGACGGGGAGCTGCTCGGGCTGCCGGCCGCGATCAGCGCGACGGGTACTTACCTCGGGATCGACCGTACCGGCACGCCTGAGTGGCAGGGCCACCTGGTCGACTGCGACGGTCCGCTGAGCCTCCAGGCGATGCGTGCCGTGGTCGACACGATCTCGATCTACGGCACCTCCGAGCCGGACCTTATCATCACGGACCACGTCACCCGGAGCCGCTACGAGGCGCTGCTCACCTCGCTCAAGCGCTTCGTGAACCCCATGCAGCTTGAGGGTGGGTTCAAGGCGATCGAGTTCGACGGCCTGCCGATCGTCGTCGACAAGGACGCCCCGCCGCAGCGCATGTGGTTCCTCAACACGGGGGACTGGCTCTGGTACTCGATGAAGGACATCGGGTGGCTGGACCGCCACGGCGCGATCCTGCATCCGGTGCCCGATATGGACGCCTGGAAGGCGTACCTCACGACGTACCGTGAGCTGGTCTGCCGCCGTCCGAACAACCAGGCCGTGCTCTACAACATCACCGGCGAGGAGCCGGCCGGCGGTAGCTGATCGCGATGAAGGGAGGGACCCGTCTGTGTCCCTCCCTTCATCCCCCATGGGCCATGTAGGAGATCATGCCCGAGGTACCTGAGCATATCGCGGAGGGACTCAGAAACATCCGCTCGGGGCTCCACCTGCGGTGGAATCCCCGGGCCAAGGTCCGCCGCAAGGGCGAGTGGGACATCTACGGTAACCTGCGCGAAGAGCCGGTCTACGAGCCGCGGTGGGAACTCTGGGACATCGACCCGGAAGGCGGTGAATACAAGGTCATGACACTTCAGGGGCCGGACCCGGACCGGGAGTTCCGCGAGCCCGGCGAATGGTTGCTGGAGCTGGTCCGGCTGTTCGATCCCGCCCGTTACGGCGGCGACGTGGGCCGAATGGTCCGGGCCGTGGTCGACGACCCCAACCGGCGTGCCCTGGAGGTCGCCGAAGAGGACTTCGAGGACCTCGTCGATCAGGCGGTCCGCTGGTACTTCTGGGCGCACCAGCCCAAGGCCATGGTGCCCGCCGACATCCAGTGAGGTAACGATGCCGGTCTACAAGATCCAGAGGAGCAGGCGCGGTGACACGCGAGCGGTCGCGGTCTACGACGGAGGGACGCGGCCGACGAAGGAAGAGGAAGTGAGGCGGTATCTGGAGGAGAAGGCCGAGCTTCGCGAAGGCTCGCACGCCCTCAGCTCCATGAAGCCTCCGACCGGGCCCCGCTCGCCCGTGCTCCACGGCCAGGAGGCCGCCGAAGAGGGTTTCCGGGCGCTGCATCCAGAGCCGCCTACGACAGTGACGGTCGAGGTTCCGGTGCAGGAGGACGATAAGGCGATCGAGCAGCTCGTCTCGACGCTCCATCCCTGCACCGTGCCGGGCTGCACCTTCAGGGCGGCCACGACCCAGGGGCTCAGGGCGCACATGCGCGCCAGGCACAAGGAGTGAGCCTTGGCGCTGGCTGGAGATCTGATTGACGAGGCGCGGGACTATCACCCGAGCTTCACGCGCGAGCGCTTCCCGCCGCGGATGCTGCTCCGCCGCCTCCAGCGCGCGGAGCACGACCTGTTCGTGCTGGTTGCTGGCCTCGAACCTGAGCTGCTCGCAAAAGAGGAGGCGTTCGGCCGGGAGGAGATCCGGACGGCTCTGGAGAACAGGACGCCGCTGGAGCTTCCCCCGTACCTCCAGATCACCTCGGCCCGCGCCTTCTACGAGCCGGTCTCTGGTATCCGGGAAAGCCTACCGGTGCGGCTCCTGGAGACGAGTCAGTCGCTCTCGCGGGTCGCTCCTTTCCCGTCCGCGACGCCGGTTGCCCCAGGGCTGCTTCTTACGGATCTCCGCGACGCTGGGGCCCGCCGCAGCGGCTGGGAAGATATTAGCGACATCCGAGTGCGTTATGTGCCCGTGCCGCCGCCGCTCCAGGACCTGAGGAGTCCGCTTTCCGCGCCGGATTTCATGGATGATGCGCTCGTCGGCGACCTGGTCACGTTCATGGCGCTGAGAGGGGGCGTCGAAGACATGGACCTTCGGAGCGCCGCGGCGAGGGCACGCGAAGCGCTCATCACGCAACTCTCCGTCCACGGCCAGGCGACGACCTGGCACGTGGAGCCGGCATGGCCGTGATCGCCTCGTAGGTGGGAGGCTGAACGATGGCCGTGACGACGACGCCGCAGGACATTATCGAGGCGGCGTACGCGAAGTCGAAGTTCAACATCCCGGGCACGATCGCGAGCGAGTCGGAACTGCTCGAACTCGTTGGCCGTTCGCTTCGCGGCCTATACAGCTTCGCGGCCCGGATCAACCCCTACTTCTTCGGCAAGACCAGGGACGTGACCTTCTCGGCGCCGGGCTGGGCCATGCCCGATGACGCAGAGCACATCTTCCGGATCGAGTCGGCGGGTGGAAGCGGCGCGAACGTGCCCGCTGGGACACGGGTCTGGGTCGTGCCCTTCGAGGACCCGAAGGCGAACGGGACGAAGCCTTCGGTCTACTTCTTCGGCGGCGTCTTCCATCCCGCGGGGAATCCGCCCGATCCGAATCCGTCGACGCAGCTCCGCTTCTACTACAGCAAGCGTCCCGATATGCCCACGAGCCTCTCCAGTCCGCTCGACCCGCTCTGGAGAGAGCAGTTCAACGAGCTGCTGATCCTAGAGGTCGCGATCTACCTCGCGCTCAAAGACGGCGGCGACGGCTCTCGGGCCGGGGAGCTGCCCGCGCTCATCGAGCAACGAAACGGCTGGGCCCGTCTCTTTGCCGCCCATCTGGAACACATTGCACCTCCGATCCGCCGCCATGGTCATACGCGCCGGTTCAACGTGGATACGTTGATCCCGCTGCTCGCGGGCGGTTCGGGCCTGGAGGTCGCCACGGCGGCGTAAGGAGGAACAGATGGCGCTCACGGCACGGGAGATCATCGACGCCGCGCTCGCCGAGGTCGCCTCGTTCTTCGACCCGACCACGACTCCGGATAGCGTCTGGGTCCGGCGGATCAACGTGCGGCAGGAAGAACTGTTCGCTCGCGCGACTTCGTTGAATCCCGATTACTACGGCATCTGTGCGATCGCAACGCTTTCCGATGGGGCCGCGAACTTGCGCGACCTCACGGAAGACCCGCCGGCGCCGGACCGGATCGACCGGATCGAGATCCACGACCCGGGTACTTCGGAGTACGCAGCCGGCGAGCGCGTGAACCTCGTCCGCGTCGACGACGTGGACGCCTCGTTCCCGCCAAGGATGCTGCTCCGCGACCATGTGCTCTGGTCGGTCGGAAGCGACATGGACGGGGTCGCGAAGATCAAGGTGTACTACGCGAGGCGGCCGACGCCCGTCCGGAGCGAGGACGATGCGATCGAGCTGGACGGCGCGCACAGCGAGCTGCTGGTCTGGGACCTTGCGAAGTACATGACGCGCCGTGCGCCTGGGGTAGATCCGGCGACGCGCGAGGCCGCGATGGCGTTCTTCGTGGCCCAGGAGGAGGCGGCGCTTGCGCTCTACGACGCGCACGTCCAGCAGTTCGCCTCGACGCTTCAGACCCGGTTCGCGTGACTATGTGGGAACGCTGCGACCAGCCGCCGGAAACGCCGTGGGAGTCGTGCGACGGCGCCGGCGTCCCCGAATCGGACATCCGGGAGCGTCAGTCTGAGTTTGCAACGCCGACGCACGAGGTCGTCGGCGCCTCGATCATCCGGCGCCCGGACGCAATTTCGCTCGACTACCTGACCGCACACACGCTCGGGCCGATCGCCGTGGCCGACCCGAGCCGCGGACTCGTCGCCCGTGTGTGGAAGGCGTGGACGCCGGANGGNNANGAGGTCCNGCTCGCGGGCGCGAACGGCGCTGGNAATGCGTGGATCGACGAACGGGTACTGTTCACGAT